ATTCTAATCGCTCTTTATAACGTTCTATGATAGATTTTACGTTGCTTTCAGTATACCACGCTTTTGAAGTATCGTGTCTTATGCTTTGGGTAAGTTTTCTATCGCCTTTTTTCGTAAACATTTTGTGATTACGGATTATCTTTTTCAATGGCTTTTTTAATACCTCATTTGTATCTATCGCTTTAAAATAGTGCCTACAATTCGGTCTTGTTATTAACCATACTGGCTTTCCTATTACCCATTGATAAGTTTTTATATCATTTAAGTCTATATATATTCCTACTTGCCGTTTTAATTCTTCATCAGTTATTATGCTTTCCCACTTTTCATCAATATAAATGCGAGATTGGAAATTCAAGTGGTCTACTGCACAATCCCTATGACCAGAACACAAATAAAAGACCTTTTTATTCATTCGGTTTTCGCCTAAATAAAAGTCTAAATAATCAGCTTTCTTTTCGGCTTCGTATTCCTTACCCTCATCATAAGTTATTGTATTAGTCTTTGTAAATACTTTCTTTCGGTCAAATAACTTGAATAATACCAACCCTATAACATCTTGTTCGGTTTCATTCTTAACCTTTTTAGCACTTATTTCAGCTAGTTTCTTAACATAACTTTCTAATTTTGGGCTTTTATATTTGCTTTCTATACTGATATTTCTTATCTCTTTATGTATATCTCTTATGGATTTCTTATTCATTAGTCCATTATATATACAACCTACATATTTATTTCTTAATCGTTTTAACCCTTTTGTGATTTCTAATTTCCTATCTTCTATCAAATTCACTTGGTTTTTCATCTTCAAAATCACTCAAATCTAAATTGTCTTTATCTCTATTCGCATTTAAGCGTTCAATTTCAGCTTGTTTTTCTTGGTCGGTTAATTTATCCCCCCATACTAAATCTACATATAATTCAGTAGAAATTGCACCATCAACCCACGCTGGTTCATAAGTAGCCATTAAGTTTTCAGTGCTTGGGTTAGCAAATTCATCATAACTTACTGCAATATCATAATCTGTTAATGTAATCTTGCCGGTTTCAGCATATTCAGTAAACATTAAACATAACTTGAATAATTGACTCATTGATTGAACACTCTTATTTATGATGTTATTGCGTGTCATAATAGTTGCTTTTTCTTTTTCCCTTTGGGCTTCGGCATTGTCTTTTCTTGCTAAATCCATACCAAAACTTGCTGGGGACATTAAACCAACTAATATTAAATTGATTTTCGCTATTGCGTTTTCGTTATAACTATCAAAATGTAATTCCGGTTGAGTTGTTTGGATTTCATTATTTAAGTTCCCATCCCCATCCGGCATACTATCTTTCTTTATGTATTGCCTATTGAATAATTGTGGCATTTTAGGTTGTCCGTTTTTATTGCGTTCTAATAAGTCTACTGGGTAATATTCAACTGGTGTTGATACTCTTACTGTTTGACTATCTTGCGATAATATTTGGTCTAAATCATCAAATAAGCCTATCTTACCAGCATAAATAGAACGCCCATAATTCTTATTATATGGGTCAAAAAAGAACTTAACTGGAACGCCTAATACCTCATCTAACCCTTTAATAACTATGTTCTCTAAATCGGCTAATTCTGGTATTGTATTTAATTCAACCGGCTTTACTTCTTCGCCATCTTCAAACCTAAATAATTCGTATTCTATAACACTATCGCCATTTAATCTACGGCGTGTTTCTAATAATACATAATTCTTGCCATTATATTTATAAAAGTCTTTGTATATAATTCCTAGTAATATTCCACTTTGATATATGAATTCTACATTTTCAGCCTCATAAAACTGAATAATAGGCAATTTTGATAATTTAGCGTTGTAATTGATTTTCCACGCACCCCAACCCTCAACCATTGTTAAAGGTAAACACTCTTGATTTACTTTATAATATAAATCATTAGCTGTAATTATCTTTTCTATTCTTTCTTGTATAGCTGGGTCTTTGGCAACTACTTTAAAATCGCCTACTATATTCGCCATTGTTGATACGATAGCATTAGGAATACCACTATGCACCCTTTTAATTGAATTCTCTATTGCAGATAAACCCCAAAAGTAGTTTTGTCTATTTCGGTTATAAATTGGTTCTCTTGCATTTCCGTATAATTCTTCATTAGAATAAAAGTTTAATAACTCGCTATCACTACCAAAATACCATACTTTATATTCTCTTATCTGTTGTAATTCAATGTTATCTTCATTTTGTATAAATGTTAATCTTTCGCTATATGGATTTTCACTTAACTTTTCTAATCCTAAAAACTTAATTATTCGCTTTTTAATTAAATCCAATAGTTTCATATATTAACCACCCCTTAATGTTGCTTAAAGTCTTTCCACCTTTTTAATCGGTTTATTATAGGTTGCCAACCATATTCAAATCCGTTTATGGCGTGGTCATCATAATCTTCTCTTACTCTTCCATCTTTTGACTTTCTAGCATTTTTAATTTCTCTTATTAAATTCTTGCAATTAGCACTTATTTTATATTCTTTATAAGCCATTAGCATATTCTCAAAATATACCCTACTGATAATTGGTATCTTTGTTGAACCCATAAATCGTAAATTGTATGCTTGTTGTCTATCGGCTTCATAACGTAGCCCATCAATGAACCCACCACTATCAGCACAATCTACATAACATACTAATACACCGGTTTTATATTTCTCTTGCCATAACTTTAATGTAGTAATCATTTCCCTTTGTATTTCAACCGAACTCTTGCGTATCGTTCTTCCCTCATTACTATCAAAATACTCATCTATACTGACTAACTCATTAAAATTATTCGCTAAACCTACTAATTGCATTGTATTGGCACTTCCTAACCTTTGGGCGTTATCTTCACTATATTTAATCTTACCCTCACCGTTAGACATACCAAAATCTATTCCTACTGCATAACAATTATATTGCTTTGTTAATGCTGTTCTTTCATCTATTATTAAATCATTATTAAAATGGTCGTATGTTCTATCTGCTAATAAACCCCAACACCCTAACGCTTCTACCAAAAATATATCATAGGCTACTTCTCTTAAGTTTTCCATAGCTAAATCATATACGGCTTTATCTCTAAACTCGTTTATCTTATATGTTGAAGTATGCAGATATAACCCTTTTCCATAATCGCCTATATACTCTGGGTCTTTATAATCTTGATAATCGTGAGTAAGTAAATATTCTACATCATCATCTAATCTGCCTTTAAAATATTTCTCATTTAACCAATGGTCGCCATTCCACGCATTAAACATAAATGTTAATTGATGAAAATAACCCTCTGGCAATTCCCCACGAATAGAACCATCTACTTTTCTAAACTCATCATAATCTTTAATCTCAAATGCTTCTTCTACATATACATCAGTTAAATAACCATATACAACGGCTATTGACTGCAATTTTTGGGGTTCATCCATTCCCCTAAAGATTATAACTTGTCCGGTTGGTTTATAAGTAATAACCATTTCGCTTTTATTTATCTTAAAGTATTTTTCTAAACTTACTGAATTATCATTAAATATCGGCTGATAGATTAGTTTTTGCAATAAAGCGAAAGTTGAAATCCTATTGCTTGTCATTGTTGAACGTAAGACTAATATATTCCTTAATGGTTGTGTAATAATCTTATGCAACATTTCATAAGCCATATCTACCGACTTTTTGGTATTTCTTGCACCTTTATATAATCTATACCGACATTGGCAATTAGTCCACCAACCGTTTGTATATCCTTTTCCTATACATTTATATATAGATATATTCATTATTCATCACTTTCCGGTATATCGTTTACAACTACAATACGTTCTTCGCTTGTATTCTCTATCTTATCTGTTTGATTAAGATATTGTTTCCCCAACCAGATTGCCATTTGCGTATTCTTTTCAGCTAACTTAAATTGTGTTCGCCTTAAACTTGATTTACCTACATTTCTAAATCTACTGGCTACCTTTTCAACTGTTTCGCCATAGTTTTCTTTACACCAATTTCTTAATGTTTCATCACTAACATTGAATACTGCACATATTTCTTCTTGAGAACACATCATACTACATAAAGTTTCAAATTGTGTCTTGTCTATATTGTTTCCTATAACACCGGATTTAGCACCCTTTGTTCTACCCATAAAATCACACCTTTTTTAACTGCCAAATTAAGTTTAGAATACCAAATTAACTATAATGTTAATTTCCCTTTAAAATCTATATTTGGTTTTAGCATATACGCTATTTAACGGCTTTCAACCTATTTTGATATAAATATACCATAACGGCTTAAAACCTTTAATTTACCCCTTTAAAATTGATTATAGGCAATAACGAGTATAGCCGAACAAAATAATTTAGTGAACAAGTTGCTATAACCAATAAATAATCGTATTAAGGAGTAATAAAAACTATACTCGTTAATCTATACCTACTTATATTTTAATTTAACCATAATTTTATTGCAATAAGAAAAAGGGTTTTTATTTAACCCTTTAGCATACATTCTTATCTATATATCGCCATTTGTTCGGTATAATCAGTAATGGCACGTTTACATTTATTTTCCATACCCATTTTGGGAATTTGCGTTCAAACATAGCTTTGTAATCAGTTGTCTTAATATTGTTAGCCTTTAAGAATTCATTGATAGTCCGTTTATCACTTTGGATGTTCTTTTCTAATATCTCTTGGGCTATGTATTCATTTAATACAATTACTTTGTCTGTGTTTTCTAAATGCTCTAAATTAGCCGTTTGGCTCGTTTCTTTGTATCTTTCTTTATCAGCTTCAATTTTATCTTCGCATTTGTGAAATAAATATACTAATACTTTTTTTAATTCTCTATTTTCTAATTTGTCCATCTTTTAATTCCTCTGGTATCTCATAAGCCGTTATCAGTTTCGGCTTTTGTGCTGTAAATACAAATAATATCTCTTTGTATATGACTATACGATATTTGCCGTTTGTCATTGAACCCATTTTCTTTAAAATGAATTCTTTTATATCGCCTTTGAACTTTCTTATTGTTTTTCCTTTATTCCAAGCACTTTCAACAAAAGTCTTTATATCTTTCTCATTTAAATCTAATCTTTCTTTTATTCGGTCTAAAGCGTGTTTACTTATCGTTATCTTTACCAAATAATTCCCCTTTGATACGGTCTAACCTTTGTCTTTCTTGCTTGTTAAGTTTACCTTTTTGTTTTAATCGGTTTTCTAATAACTCATAATGATATAATAAATCGTTTCTCTTATATTGCTCTTTTGCCGTTTTTAAAAGCATTCCAGTATAATTGGCTATCTTAACTTTTACATATTCGCTTTCGCCATAATACTTACTGACTTTTAACATAACTATCTGTCTATCATCATTATACGCTATTCCGTTCAAACTATCACATATAATTTTAGCTAAATTGTCGCAGTCTTTAGCATTTACACACGCTATATTATAACCTAAATCTAAAAACTTTTGAATATCTTTATTTGCTTTAAATACACATTCTATATTGATTACTAATGGTTTATCTTGAAAGCTGAAATCTTTACATTGTCGCTGATATTCGGCTCTTACATAATTTTCATATAATATCGTGTCTTTGGGTGTATATACTCTTGCATAACCACCGATAGTTGTTGCTCTCGGTCTTTGTTTTGTCTGTATCTCGCCTACTATTGTAAACTCTATCATTTAAATAAACCTCCGTTGTATACCAAATAAGCGTCCCCAGTCCCCCAGTCTGCACCACTTGATATTATTTTTTTAGCCCTTAAAAATCTCTTGTCTATCGTGCATAATTCATCAAATAATAAAAACCCAATACAACATATACCGGTCTTAATTAAGTTGTTATAAACCCAAAAATAATCAATAGATTTCTTTATCTTTATTTTACCACTTCTATTAAGATTTTGTAATTGTTTTATTTTACATTCGTGGCATATCATTTCATTCGTTCTCATTTTAAATAATTCGTATGATTTTATTGCACCACATATTTCACATTTATAACTTTGTTTACCTATCTTTTTCATTTGTCTTGCTCCTTAATTCTTCATATTGCTCTATATCAAACCCTAAATAAGTTATATCTATACTTTTTTTGTGCAAAAACATTTTCTTTTTAATTTCCATATAATCAATACGAGCAACTGAACTATCATAAAAACTGCGTAAATATTCCTTTAATAATTTTTCATTTTTAGCACGAACTAATAAAAAATGGTCTTCAATATCTAAATCATCATATTTAATTTTAGCTACCCATTTTTTCATTTATTTTCCTCCTTATAACATTTCTTTAAATATTGCCATTAAAACATTTACTACAATAGAATTACCAGCTTGTTTGTATAATTGATTAGCACTATTTACTTTACTTGCTTTCAAATAATCTTCTCTACTAAACCCCATTAAAGCCCAACACTCGCAAGGTGTTAATTTTCTAATGCGTAAATCACTTAAATAATATGGGTTAAATCCAGTTGCTAATGATAATGCGATATTATCTTCATAAATCCTATCTTGCTGATACCATTGTGTTCCATTATTAGATTTCTTTTCGCCTATTCCACCAATCACTTTAGGCTCATTTTTAACTACTACACCAACATTTGAAGCGCCTAATAATGTTTGAGCCATATCAATTTGAACTGTTCCTCTATGGCTTTCCATTCTACTTGATATATCTATACCATCACCATCTTTGGCTAATAAATAACCTTTTTTAGTTGCGTTCTTGACTTTTAGATATATCTTTTCATCTATTTCATCTTGTGTCATATTTTCAACTAATAACGTATCTTCGCCTCTAACTGATGAACCATTCTCACTATTTTTAGTTGTCAATGTTCCTGCATTTTTAATTAAATCACTACCAATTAAATTATTAGCAAAATTACCTTTATCACCTATTGGTGTTCTATTCAAGATATATTTAATCATCTTATCGTTAAGATAATACTTTTCATCTACATTAGTTTCTAACATATCTTTTAGTTTTAATTTTAGTGGCATAGGTTTAGGAAACTCATAATAATAATCACCTAATATACTGACCATAAAACATCTATTTCTGTTTTGTGGTATTCCATAATCTTTAGCATTTAATAGCTGATAATAATTTGAATAACCTTTACTTTCTAAAAATCTACACCATTCATCAAAATCTGCTTTATTCTTTTCACCTATAACTTGTGGTACATTTTCCATCAATAATACATGTGGTAGATTATCACCACATTCATTTAGTAATCTTTCAACTTCCCATAATAAACCACTTCTTGTTCCACTACCTTTTTTCATTCCTTTGCCTAAACCAGCTAATGATAAATCTTGACAGGGGAAACGAATAGGTCATTATATAAACATAATCATTCCTATCTATAATTTTTAAATCGTTAGCGTGTATTTTAGTTATATCTAACGGCTTAAAATTGGTGTTATGAATAGCATTATAACTTGCTACTGGGTATTTATCATACTCAACTAATTTATAATGCGTAAAATCAGCATTTAAGTTTTCTAGAGCTTTTGCTTGGCTACCTATTCCACCAAATAATTCTATTAGTCTAATCGGTTTATCAATTTTAAATCTCTCATACATCATTTCAAACATATCTAGTTGTTTATTCATTCTTCCTCCTTAAATATTCTATCCCATTCATCATTTAAAATACATTCATAAGCCCTTTTAGTTGCTGTTTCAATATAAAACGCTAATTTATATAATGCGCTTTCACTATCAACTTTTTCTAAAAACCTTTTAACCATTAAATAACTGCATAAACAATATAATACTTCTTTTTTATCGTTTTCTTTTGCTTGTTGCATTAAATCTTTAATTCTTGTTTCTTCCATTTATTCCTCCATAAAATCAAAAATGTCCATTTGAATACCATTTTCGTGCGGATATTCTTTTAGCCTATAACCAATTTTTATATATTCATCAAAAACTGGTTTCCATAAATTAACACCTATCTTTCGGTAAATATAAAAATGCTTTTTCTAATTCTTGTTGAATATTTAAAGCAAAAGGGCAAAATCTACAACCAGTTCTTTCAAAATTATATGGTGCATAATACAATTTGCACAATCGAATATTGTTTCTTTTTATAAATTCCTCTTCCCACTCATCACTAACAATTTTAATGGGGTGGAACTTGTGCAATTTATCACCATCAAATATCGTACAACCGCCTTGATTTCTCATACCACCCTCACTTGCTCTAATACCAGTAATTGCAATATGTTTGCCACTTTCTTTTTCATATTTATGTGCTATTTCTTTTTTTAAACGATAACAACATTTGTCACT